TGATGGTTCATTAGGTTATAATAGTGGTACTGGGGTAATTACTTATACAGGTCCAAGTGCTTCAGAAGCAAGAGCACACATTAGTGTTACGGATAGTGGTGGTGATGGTTCATTAGGTTATAATAGTGGTACTGGGGTAATTACTTATACAGGTCCAAGTGCTTCAGAAGCAAGAGCACACATTAGTGTTACGGATAGTGGTGGTGATGGTTCATTAGCTTATACTAGTGGTACTGGGGTAATTACTTATACAGGTCCAAGTGCAGCAGAAACAAGAACACATTTTACAGAAGGAACTGGTATCGGGATATCAAGTGGTGTAATTTCAGTTGGTCAAGCAGTTGCTACAACATCAGATGTTACATTTAATAAAATTACATTAAGTGCCGCACCTTCAAGTGATAATGATGCTGTAAGAAAATCGTATGTTGATAGTTTGGTTGAAGGTTTAGATGTGAAAAGTTCAGTTCGTGTTGCGACAACTGCTGCCGGAACACTTAGTTCATCATTTGAAAACGGTGATAGTATTGATGGTAAAACATTAGCAACTAATGATAGAATTTTAATTAAAGATCAATCCGATGCTACAGAAAATGGTATTTATGTTGTAAATGCGAGTGGTAGTCCTACTCTCGCGGATGATTTCGCATCAGGTGCTGATGTAAAACACGCCTTTACATTTGTAGAAGAAGGAACAACAAATGCCGATAATGGGTTTACACTAACTTCCGGAACTACAGTGGGAACAGATGATTTAACATTCACGCAATTTTCTGGAGCAGGTCAAATTAATGCGGGAACAGGTATATCAAAAACCGCAAATACATTAAATGTTGATTCTAATCTGTCTATTGATGGTGGGACAATAGATAATTCAACAATTGCTACAAGTAATATTACAGTAGGATCAGGAAAAACATTGAATGTATCATCAGGAACATTAACATTAGCAGATAATCAAATAAGCGGTGATAAAGTAGAAGGTGGAACAATTGCAGAAATTACCATTAGTAAATTAACAGGAGCAATGGATTGTAATAGTAAAGCTATGACGAATGTTGATATTAATAGTGGAACAATAGATGGTACAACAATTGCTACAAGTGATATTACAGTAGGAAATACAAAAACATTGAATGTATCAGCAGGAACATTAACATTAGCAGATAATCAAATAAGCGGTGATAAAGTAGAAGGTGGAACAATTGCAGAAATTACCATTAGTAAATTAACAGGAGCAATGGATTGTAATAATGAAAATATGACGAATGTTGATATTAATAGTGGATCAATAGATGGTACAACAATTGCTACAAGTGATATTACAGTAGGAAATACAAAAACATTGAATGTATCAGCCGGAACATTAACAACAAGTAATGCTCAAGATGTATCTATATTACAAAATGGTGCTTCTAATAATGATGCTAATATAGACATAGGAGCTTTTTCTTTAACAGCACAAACATTAGTATCAGATGTAGTAACAGGAACAGCCCCATTAACAGTCGCATCAACAACACAAGTATCTAAATTACATGCAAGTGAGGTAACGGGTAGTGTAACTGTAGGATCAGGAAAAACATTGGATGTTTCAGCAGGAACATTAACATTAGCAAATGACCAAATAAGCGGTGATAAAGTAGAAGGTGGAACAATCGCAAGTATTACAATAAGTCAATTAGGAGGAGCAATGGATTGTAATAGTGAAGCCATGACGAATGTTGATATTAATAGTGGAACAATAGATGGTACAACAATTGCTACAAGTAATATTACAGTAGGAACAGGAAAAACATTGAATGTATCAGCAGGAACATTAACATTAGCAGATAATCAAATAAGCGGTGATAAAGTAGAAGGTGGAACAATAGCAAGTATTACAATAAGTCAATTAGGAGGAGCAATGGATTGTAATAATGAAAATATGACGAATGTTGATATTGATAGTGGTGCGATTGATAATACAGTAATAGGTGGAGCAACACGTGCGGCTGGTTCATTTACAACATTATCGGCAAATAGTGGTATTACAAATTCCGGAGGACAAGTTTTGATTTCTGGTGGAAATATGCAATTGAATGATAATATTACATTTTCCTTAGGAAGTGATGATGATACAACTATGACCCATGATGGTACCGATTTTTTGATACAAAATACCAATGGAAGTGGAAATATTACCATTGAAAATACAAATAATAATAAAAATATTATAATGAAATTAGGCGGAGATGATGAAACTTCACACACCGGGGCTTTTGTTGTAGATGATAGTGATGGTACAGACGTATTTAAAGTAGGTGCTGATGGTAATACAACAATCGCAGGTAGTTTAACAGTAACTGGTAATATAAATGCTACAATATCCGGAAATAGTTCAAATGCTACAATATCATCAAAAGTCGTTGTTGAAGATACAACAGATGCTACATGTTTTGTAGCATTGGTCGAAGATGCTACAGCAGGTTCTGGTACAGGAGGAGGAACCGGAATAAAAACAAATGCTAGCCATTTAACATATAATGCATCAACTAATATGTTATCATCAAATTTAACAGGTAATGTAACAGGTGAGATTAGTTCATTAAGTAATCATGATACAGATGATCTTAGTGAAGGATCATCAAATTTATATTATACTGATGCTCGCGCTCGTAGTGCAGTTAGTGTTACGGATATTGGTGGTGATGGTTCATTAGCTTATAATAGTGGTACTGGGGTAATTACTTATACAGGTCCAAGTGCTGCAGAAGCAAGAACACATTTTTCAGCAGGAACAGGTGTTGGTTTATCAAGTGGTGAAATTTCAATTGGTCAAGCAGTTGCTACAACATCAGATGTTACATTTAATACCGCAACATTAACAAATACTACACCAAGTAGTGATTCAAGTGTTGTTACAAAAGGTTATGTTGATAGTTTGGTTGAAGGTTTAGATGTGAAAAGTTCAGTTCGATATGCGACAACACAGAATATTAATTTGACTACTGGAGGTTTAGGTGCGGATAGTGCATTTACCGCCACATCAAATGACCGTATTTTAGTAAAAGAACAAAGCACGGGATCAGAAAATGGTATTTATCTTGCTAAGACCGGTTCATGGGTTCGTTCAGATGATTTTGTAAGTGGTGCTGATGTTAAAAATGCTTTTACATTTGTAGAAGAAGGAGCAAATGCTAATAATGGGTTTACAGTAACTTCTGGAACTACAGTGGGAACAGATGCATTAACATTTACACAATTTTCAGGTGCAGGTCAAATTGAAGCGGGAACCGGTTTATCGAAAACTGGTAATCAGTTAGATGTTGATTCTACAATACAAGTCAAACCAACTGAAGGAGCATTTGTGGATGGTGATAAAACAAAATTAGATGGAATAGAGGCAAGCGCAGATGTAACAGACACTGCAAATGTAACATCATCGGGTGCTTTGATGGATTCAGAAGTCACTGATTTAGCAGGTATTAAAGGAGTTACCATTTCAACATTACAAGTCAAACCAACTGAAGGAGCATTTGCGGATGGTGATAAAACAAAATTAGATGGAATAGAAGCAAGTGCAGATGTAACAGATGCTACAAATGTAGCAGCAGCAGGTGCTGTTATGAATACTGGAAACGAAACAATAGCAGGTAATAAAACATTTTCCGGTACAACAGCTGGTATTACAGCAACAATGGTTGGTCTTGGTAATGTTAATAACACCGCTGATACTGATAAACCAGTATCAACAGCACAACAATCAGCATTAGATAGTAAACAACCTACTATTAGTGGTGCTGCTACTACAATTGCTTCTAGTGATTTAACAGCAAGCCGTGCTTTAGTTTCTAATGGTAGTGGTAAAGTAGAAGTTTCCGCAGTAACATCTACTGAACTTGGTTATTTGGATGGAGTAACAAGTTCTATTCAAACACAAGTTGATGCTAAACAAGCTACTATTACAGGAGCAGCAACAACAATAGATGATACTGATTTAAATGCTGATCGTGCTTTAATATCAAATGGTTCAGGTAAAGTAGCAATTTCAGCTGTAACTTCTACAGAAATAGGTTATTTGGATGGAGTAACGAGTTCAATACAAACTCAATTAGATAGTAAACAAGCAACAGTTATTAATGTAAGTGATACAGAAATAGGTTACTTGGATGGAGTAACAAGTGCAATACAAAATCAATTAGATAGTAAACACGCGACAATTACAGGAGCAGCAACAACAATAGATGATACCAATTTAACTGTTGATCGTGCTTTAATATCAAATGGTTCAGGTAAAGTAGCAATTTCAGCTGTAACTTCTACAGAAATAGGTTACTTGGATGGAGTAACAAGTGCAATACAAAATCAATTAGATAGTAAACACGCGACAATTACAGGAGCAGCAACAACAATAGATGATACCGATTTAACTGTTGATCGTGCTTTAATATCAAATGGTTCAGGTAAAGTAGCAATTTCAGCTGTAACTTCTACAGAAATAGGTTACTTGGATGGAGTAACAAGTGCAATACAAACTCAGTTAGGTAATAAACAAGCGACACTAACTGAAGGAGCATTTGTAAATGGTGATAAAACCAAATTGGATGGAATAGATACAAGTGCAGATGTAACAGATGCTACAACTGTAGCAGCAGCAGGAGCTGTTATGAATACCGGAAACGAAACAATAGCAGGTAATAAAACATTTTCAGGAACATTATCAGTAAATTCAATTACATTAACAAGTGGTTCAATTATAGGAGATACAACTATTACTACTTCTCTAACATCAGTCGTATCTGGTAGTGGACATACAGTTACTATTGATGCAGTAAATGCTACACAAGGAACTATAATTACATTATTAAGTGATGGAACAAATACATATACATTAAATAATGGAAATAGTGGAACCGCAACAATTGCTAATAATGTATCAACTACAATAATTACAACAGGAACAAGTGCCGGAAATGTAGTAGCATATTCGAATGGCACAGCAGTAACATTTTAATTTAAAATAACCGAATGATTTTATTTGTAAATAATAAAATCATCCAAACTATGTATAATGACTGATGATAAAAAAGAATATAATAGCAAGGAATTTATAGACCAATTACGAGCAATAAATGATGAGAATAAAATATCAATGGATGAATTAGATACGATTGATACAGGAAATTGCCCAATTTGTTATGAAAAGCTCCAGTTCTTAAAATATGATAAAGTCGAAGAAGAAATTAAACCAAATCCGAATGTGATAACGACACCTTGTGGACATAGTTTTTGTTTTACGTGTTTAACAACTCATTTGGAGAATAAAAACAAATGTCCAATGTGTAGAAAAGAACTGAGTAAAAAACAAAAATACAAACTATTATCAACACAAGAAGGTTGTTTCGTTATAAACCAAAAAATAGATGCACATTTGACCTATAAATTTAATAGTTTATTTTCTGCCGCAGAACAATTACAAGATCCGAATATACTGTTAAGTTCAATAAAATATTGTATGTATGATACCATGCAAGCATTTAGACGTTTACAGGTAATTCTCGATGATGATGATGATGGTGAAGAAGATGATTAATAAAAGTAAATAAAATGAATAACAATATAAATAAATTTCTTGAATATCATAAAAATGGATAATACAATTGAACTCGAAAAATTAAAAACGCGTTTAGAAAAGTTATCAAAAGAACATCAATTAGAAATTTTAAAAATATTCAATACATCACCTGATGTAAAACTGAATGAGAATAAAAGCGGCGTTTACGTTAATCTATCATTTTTACCAAAAGAAATAATAGGTAAATTAAAAGCCTATTTAGACTATGTCCAAGATCAAGAAAAAATGCTTTTACTAGCCGAATCTAAGAAAGAGGATTTCGTCAAAGCATACTTCGATACAGATAAAGAAGAACCTACTATGTCTGCGAGTACAACAATATAAAATATATATATTTAAAGATATAATTTGATATATTAATAACTAAAATGGCGAATACTTTATTAAATCAAATTTTTTATGATATTAATAAATTTGATGTAAAACCTCAAATATGTGAACGGTTTATGCTCTTACAAGAATACGTAGATAAAATTAAACCAATCGAAATAATTAAGAATATAGAACCAGAACAACCGATTGTTCAAGAAACAACAAAACACGAATTATTCATGCCTAGAGTAAATGATAAATTATTTTGCTGTATTTATATTTTGTCTATTGGATTAGGTGAATTTCAAATGTTAGGTAGTCGATATAAAAATGCTGAATTGCGCGAAAAACAAAATATTATGAATTTTATTCAAACAAATACGACAAACATTAAAACAACGGCAAAACAGAATGGTGTAAAAATGACTAATGTTAAAATGCAAAATATAGCATCAGAACTAATGACTGATACAAAAACAACATGGAATGTATTTTGGTTGTTATGTTTTTACTACAAAATAAATGCGATTATTGTTCAAAAAGATATTTATATGGAATTTACGGTAGACAGTATTTATGATACATATTTATTTGAACGAAATGACGATTTACAGATAACAGTTGATTTTGAAAAACAATCATTTGAAAAAATAAATAAAATTAAACAAGATCGCATCAATATTGACCCTTTTGCAGAAAAGATATTAAAAGGCGTTTCTTCATATAAATCTTCTGAATTGCAAAGCATATTGGAAACATTAAAGCTACATTGTGATACGGATAAACCAAAAAAACAAGACTTATATGATACTATAATCAAATATTTAGTTTCAATGAATATACAAAATTGAATATGTTAACGGAAAATAATATATGAATAAGATATACTTATTTATATATTATGGAAAAAACTGAAGAAATATCAACGAGTCCCATTGATAGCCCACCTATGGATATTCCTATCGATGGCCCGATGACTCCGGAAGGTAGTCCACCGCAAAGTATCAAAAAAATGAATTCTAAAAAAGATTTCGAAGGTCTCGTAGAATTTTATTTAGCAGATAACACCACACGTTCGGTGAGAAATCAAAATGGTGAGCTTGAGGTTCGTTTTGGTACAAATCCGAAGACGGGTAAACCGTTATCGAAGATTGATTATGATAATGTAGTGCAATCGTTTTATTCATCTGGATTTAAAACTGAGAACGTAGATGGACTGAGTATTTTACGTATTCAAGGAGAAAATCTAAACAAAAATACCGGACAAATGCGTATATCAAATATTCGTGCAGAGATTGTGGGTGTAGATTTGATACAAGAATATTGTAGGACAAATAATTTACAAAAAATATTAGATTTGCCTTCTACTATATCTGCCGTTTCTGATAAAATAAAGTTCACTCAAAAACAACCACCATATATAGGCGAAACACGTGAAACGAGTAAACCAATGCGTCCAGTTGACTTTTCAGATCATAATTTTAGAGTTTCCTATCAATATGAAAAGGACTTTTATTCACATACTGAAGTAGCGAAGGGTATTATATCGTCTTGGTTGGATACAAAAAAAGTGTTTCGATACATAAATCGTGTTCGCATGCGTCATGACGAATTTCCTATATTCTTAGATATAAGTATTGTAAAGGGATCATCTATTGCGAAACGGACATCAAAACGTAAGCCGCGTGTAGCAATCCCCCAATATACAGTTCAGGACGCAAATGTATTTAATAACGAAGAGATGTATGAGGTTGAACTTGAGATGGATAATAGCCGTATTGGGTTAGGAACAAAATATAATTCAGTCAGTTCGATTATGGATGCGTTGAGAAAATGTATACGTATCGTATTGAGCGCATTACAGGGTACAAATTATCCAATTTCCAATTCAGAAAAGGATCTTGTTTTAAAATCTTATATGGAAACTGTATTTGGAGATGATTATGCGAAAGAATTTATGGGAAAATATACAAATCCTAAAGAATATATAGCACAACGTGCCCAACAAGACTTATCGAAACATTTTATAGGGCCTTCGTCGTATACACTACAAATGAACAACGTAGTATCCTTACCGGAAGAAGGACAAGAACGTATCACATCTGTTCCAAATATACGTGAAAATTATACGGTAACTGATAAAGCAGATGGAGACAGAAAGCTATTATTTATCGCTGAAAATGGGCATATTTATATGATAGATACAAATATGAATATAATATTCACAGGTATAGTGACGTTAGATAAGGATTTATTCAACAGTATTTTGGACGGAGAGAATATTAAATATGATAAGCATAATAAATTTGTAAATATATACGCCGCATTTGATATTTATTATATTAAAAATAAGAGTGTTCGTGAATTGAATTTCGTAGCATTGGATGAAAAAGATGTTCCTGAAAAATTTAGACTTCCTTTGCTCAATAATTTTGTTCATCAATTGAAACCGCGTTCGATATTAAATAAAGATAGTGGTAATAGTATGCCGGTTAAAAAAACAGGCAAGGTAGATGATGACGTTGATCACTCGTGTTGGCTATCAATAAAATGTAAAAAGTTTTCAACTTCATTCCATGGTAATATTTTCAAAAGCTGTGAAGGAATTTTGTCTCGTGTAAAGGATGGTTCATATGAATATAATACGGATGGTTTGATATTTACACCAGCATCTACTGGAGTAGGAGGAACTGCTTCCGGTAAAGCCGGTCCATTAAAAAAGATTACTTGGGAATATTCATTTAAATGGAAGCCACCTCAATATAATACCATTGATTTCTTGGTCTCTGTTAAGAAGGATAAAAATAATAAAGATGAAGTTCATAATATATTCCAAGATGGGGTTGATTTACAAAAACAGAGTAATATTGTGCAATATAAGACTTTGATTTTAAACTGTGGATTTAGTCGTAAAGATCATGGATATATAAATCCAATGCTAGACGTTATAAATGACGATTTACCAAACACCGATGGTAAAGATAATACATACCTTTATCAACCCGTTCCTTTTCAACCGACAAATCCTTATGATATAGGCGCGCAATACTGTAATATAGAATTAAAAGAGACTGGTAATGGATTAGTAATGTTAACGGATGAAAATGAATATTTCGAAGAAAATATGATTGTTGAATTTAGTTACGACCGAAGTAAGGAGGGTTATTGGAGATGGGTTCCATTACGTGTAAGATATGATAAAACCAATGATTTACGTGCGACAGGACGTAATTTTGGAAATGCATTCCACGTAGCCAATAGTAACTGGCATAGTATTCACAATCCAATTACAGAAGAAATGATAATGTCTGGAAAAGACATACCTGAATTATTAGGAGATGAAGACGTATATTATAACAAAAGTGGTAAAGAAACAACAACAGGTGCTTTGCGTAATTTTCATAATCTTTATGTAAAACGTAAATTATTGCTGGGTGTTGGTAATAGAGGCGATACATTAATTGATTACGCGGTTGGTAAAGGAGGTGATTTTCCAAAATGGATAGCAGCGAAATACGGATTTGTATTTGGTATTGATTATTCAAAGGACAATATTGAAAATCAAAAAGACGGTGCTTGCGCTCGATATTTAAATTATAGAATGAAATACAATAAAATGCCCTACGCTTTATTTGCTCATGGAGATAGTCGTAAAAATATTCGCAGTGGAACCGCATTGGAAAGCGAACGCGATAAACAAATTTCGTCAGCTATATTTGGAAATGGAAGTAAAGATAAAGATGAACTAGGTGATGGTGTATACCGACAATTTGGTGTTGGTAAAGACGGATTTAATGTGAGTTCATGTCAATTCGCACTTCATTACTTCTTTGAAAATGATAAAACATTACATTCCTTCTTACGAAATATATCCGAATGCACAAAAGTGAATGGTTACTTTATTGGTACGTGTTATGATGGTCAAACAGTGTTTAACTTATTAAGAACAAAAAACAAGGGCGAATCGATGACTATTTATAATTCGGATCATGCAAAAATGTATGAAATTAAAAAGCAGTATAGTTATTCAGGGTTTCCCGAAGATGAAAGTTCATTAAATTATCCTATAGAAATTTTCCAAGAAAGTATTAATAAACCATTCCTAGAATATTTGGTGAATTTTAATTATTTCCAACGAGTAATGAGCAACTATGGATTTACATTATTAACAAAAGAGGAGGCAAATGGAATGGAATTACCAAACGGAAGTGGTATGTTTGATGAATTATATTTACAGATGAATAATGAAATTGAGAAAAATTATAGAAATAAGCGCGAATATGATAACGCTAATAAAATGTCTTTGGAGGAAAAACAAATATCGTTTATGAACCGGTATTTTGTCTTTAGAAAAACACACAACGTGAATGCTGAAAAGGTATATAAATTATTGGTGAATAAAAATCGGTCAATTGGTATTATGGATGATGACGATGCCGAAGAAATAATTGAGAAGGAAAAACGTTCAAACAGTGAAGAACAAAGTGCAAAAGAGACTACACAATCCATCATAATTCGTAAAATTCCAGGTAAAAAGAAAAAAATTGTTATTGGAGTAGACGAAACAATGGACCCAGGTAAACCTGAAATAATATTAAAACCGAATAAAGTAGTTATTAAACGAAAGAAATAATATTAGTTATTTATGAAAATATATAAATATTCATCTTTATATATTATAAGAAACGCGTTATTATAATGATCCATTTTCAAATTCCTAGAAATTCGCCTAATTTACATACATATATAGAATGTTTTTTTACTGATGGACAAACACCGACATCGGTTGTTTCAAATTCATTATCGAAATATTTAAATGATATAAAACATCGTATAACCGATAGAGAACAAGACTGGGATATAGTAAAACGATATACTAATCCGTGTGAATATATACACTCGTTAATACCTGGAAAAAGAAAAAGTATTGCCCGGAAGAGACCATTATCAAGATCTTATTTTAAAATGGTAGAAATAGTGAGTTTTTTTAAGCTATTAGATACATCAAGCACGAGTATAAATAGTTTTCATTTGGCGGAAGGTCCAGGTGGATTTATCGAAGCATTGGTTGATATTCGAAACAATAAAAATGATAAATACGTGGGTATGTCCATTGTAGATGACGACAATGACCCAAATATTCCAGGTTGGAAAAAAAGTCGAACTTTTTTACAAGATAACACAAATGTTAGAATTGATCACGGTATAGATGGTACTGGTGATATTTTACAATTATCTAATTTTAAATATTGTAAAGAAACGTATGGGAATAAGATGCATATTATTACAGGAGATGGTGGATTTGATTTTTCTGTAGATTTTAATAATCAAGAGCATCATATTTTAAAACTATTATTCGGACAAGTTATATATGCTCTTGTAATGCAAAAACGCGGAGGTCATTTCATATTAAAATTATTCGATTGTTTCTTTCAACATACATTGGATATCTTGGCTATATTGTCTTCGATGTATGAAAAAGTATATATAACCAAGCCCCAAACTAGCCGTAATGCGAACTCCGAAAAATATATTGTTTGCAAAAATTATATCGGTCCAAATTGTAATAAGATTTTCAAGAGTTTATACTCTGTATATGAAACTATGCTAACAACCGAAATGCCTATAAATAGGTTATTAAATGTGCCTTTAACGTTATTGTTTGTAACAAAAGTTGAAGAATATAATTCTATTTTTGGACAACAGCAAATAGAGAACATTCATTATACATTAAATTTGATTGATATTAACAATAAAGATGATAAGTATAATTCGTTATTAAAAAATAACATAAAAAAATGCATCGATTGGTGTACAAAATATGGAATAGTATACAATAATATTACTTATAACAATAATATTTTTATTGAGAATACTTATTAATTCTTTTTATATGTATCATTTTTCTCTTTGGATACATTAAACGCTGTATTCATACCTAATCCAAATCCAAATCCATAGAATATTTTTTGAACAGTTTCGATTATTGTTTCCTTTATAATTTTTTTCATAATATAATACTATGAAAAAAAGTTTTTAATTACTTTGTAACACATTTTGTATCACATGGTGCAGGGAAGCCTATCTTTTGTTTAATAGTGTATGCTTCACTCGATGCACCATAAGACAAAGCATTTCCGACTTGTGAACCGTAAGCCTTTGTATATAAATCACCGTTTGTGGTGATTGTATTATAATTTAATCTAGAAGTTCGGGCACTAGAAGAAACGCCTCCTTGTTGTGCGAATTTATAATTACTTGGTTTAAATTGTGATTCAGGATAATAATTGGGGTCAGCACAATGGACACCACCGTTATTATTCACCGAATATTTATTATTTTCACTTCCGGGCGCACCGGGTTTAACTAAAGTATTTCCAGATTGAATATAATGAAATTGATTTTGTTTAAATGTTTTACCGCGATTAGTCAGGTATTCTTTCGAACTCATAGCATATGGTGCACTAGTAACACTTGAAGGAGTTTTTCTAACTACACTTGCACCGCGTGCTCTATTACGTGCAATTTGGTCTTTGTTAAATGCATCTTTATCGCAACATAAACCTCTTTCACCCCGATTGTTAATAAGATTTATATCTAAAGTTTGTTTATTTCCAGCACAATCACAATCAGTTTCATCAAAAACGACTAAAGAACTTCCTGGTCTATTTAATAAATCAATCGATGTAGATTGTTTTGTAGAATTAGACTTTTGAGTAGAAGTAGTTGTTTCGCGACGATATATTTTCAATGGGGGCGAATTAAAAAATAAGGTTTTATCCTTATTGGGTACAATGTTATCATTTTTCTGAATAGAACTTGTAATTTGACCAAATGATTTCCCTTTCCATGGAACAAATGCGGCCCTATTGTTATTTAGTAAGGTAGAATTAAACATTATTATATATAATATAATATAATGAATTTTTTAAGATATCCAAACAATATAATTTTATCAATCTGTATAATTGTTTTTATTATTATTTACTATTTTTACGGAAGTAATAAAATCATAGAAGGCGCGCAAACAAATGAGGAAAAAACAAAGGCATTAAACGAGACTATAATATCATTTACACAAGACCTTTATGATAAAATAAAACACTTTATAACAACTAAAACAAGTGAGTCCACCGATAGATCAACACAGATATTAAAAAAACTAGAGGCTACTGTAGATAATATTAAAAAATCTAACCAAGTTTCGGAGGAAGAATTAAGTAGATGGGATAATTTATCGAAAGCTATACATCAAAAAAAAATGGCTCTAAATTCAGTCGGAACTACAATCACACACCCTGGTATAGCCATTGAAATACAGAATGAAACGTATACCGATAAAATAAGAGGAATTATTAATAAATATATTTAAAAGGACTTATAATAATAATAATATATTATCATAACGATCAATGAACATCTATTTAAAACTGTCTGAATTCAAAAATGATAAAAATCATATAGAGTTAAAGGATAATATACGCTATCTTTATCCAAAAAAAAATAATATAATGGAAGGTGATTTTACAAAAATAATGTTTTCAAAAGGCAATATTACATTGAATGGTATTTATTTATATTTGCCTTTAAGCACTGAGAAGAAAATTACATCTAATAGCGAAATATTTATACGCAATATCCTTAATACGTCAATTAATTGTAATATTGTTCAAGATTTAAAAAATTTAGAAAAAAGTATTTTAGATCATTATCAATCTTATATCATGAAAGATAGACAACCTGATGCGATTATAGCAAAGCAGTTATCTAGTAATCAAATAAGAGTATATCATGATAATACAAAATGTAATACAAAATGTAATAAAAAAAAGAATAATTATGTTATAAAGATTTCAGGAATATGGGAAACTAATCGAAAATTTGGATTAACCTATAAAATAATGGAATTATAATCTCATCATCGACATTGTTGCCCCCCTGTTACTTTTAATATGATTAAATGGTGTGGTGCCATTATGTAAATCGTGCATCTTATTAGCACTCTTGTCTTCTTCAACGTCCGTATCAAACGAGTTAATATCGTAAAGATTTGTATTATTATTATAGGTATAATATAAATTATTAATAGAATTAATTCCTTCAGTTGTAAAACTAACATAACGTTCGAACTCTTTCTGATTGACCTGTTTTAAGTAACCGTCGTAAAAATGCAGTATATTTTTATCAGCGAATTGGTAATATTGTCGTCTATCTATTTTTATATTATGTTTGAGTGCACGATCGTAAAACATATTATCTTCGTACCCCCAAGCCCAAAAATTAGGAAATCCGTTTATTTTTTCAAAATCACCCCCCTTGATAGAAAAAATACCACCGAGTGTATGTTTAAAGCCATAAAAATGTTTAATCACGTTAGTATTCGTCTCATAATTTATAAAATCTTTTGTGAAAGGTAATGTATCTACATCATTAAACACCAATGTTATGTCGTTGTAATCATCGGGATATTGTTCTTTAACAATTCGAAATCCAATATTTTTCATAGCTCCACAATTAAAGGACCGTTTATCATTTTGATGTATAATCATTACACGGGTATCATTCTCGTCGTAATCTTCCAAAATATATTTCATATGTCTAATAAAAAATGCTAGTTGTTGATCGCGATCTCTATAAGGAACAATAAATATTATTTTGGGGGGGCTTTTTGTAATGTCTGAATCAAGAAAAAATTCAATATTTTCGTCTTCTGGTTCGTCAATTATAAATTGATTTATCATATATTTTTATAAGTGATTTATTATTAAAAATATATACGCGTAATATTTGTTCTAAATTTTTAATAATTCGAATATTTGGTTCTAATTGCACCTGGTATTAATTTATCTTTCAATACCTCCATTTTTTTATAGCATTTATTAATAGTGACTTCACTCACACCACAAATATTCTTTACGTTTGTTTTGGTTATAGTAAGATTACATTCTTGAGATATAAAATAGATAATTCCAGCAGCAATCGAATGCGGGGTATTGTCGTTTATGTATCCAGTGTCTTCAATTTTTCTTGCTATAAATTTTGCTAAAATAATTAATTCACTATTCATATTCAATTTACTACAAAATCGTTCTATAAATGAGCTGGGTGTTGTAGCACATAAATCATCTGTGCTAGCATTTAATTTATTACCATTTCGTTCCAAATTTGATAGGATAGTCACGGCCATTGAACAACCGTTTGTAGCACTTGTTTTATCTAATTTAAATATTTCGGCTATTTCGTGTGATGTTCTAGGACAATCATTTAATCTGCACGATATATAAATAGACGCTGCTTTGATACCATCACGGTTCATTCCACGAAACATTTTTTGAGCTGATATTTCTTTATGAATAGCCATAGCGTCATCGATAAATATTCGTGGGATACCAGCATTTTTAGCCATTATTGTAATAAATTGAAACTCTTCATACAATGATTTTTCTCGATGGGGCATTGCCTGCCACTCTGTCCATTTTCTAATTCGTTTCATCTCATAAGATGCATTTTGCGTGCATAGGATTTTGCACCCATATGAGGATTCTTGTAATAATGGATTAATTGGATTTCCACATCGTGTAGGATCATTCGCATTTTTGTCGTCGGAACCATAAAATCTCCATTCAGGTGAGTAATCCAACGTTTCGCGATAAATTATACCACATTTTTTGTTGGTACACGTCGGAAATCCAGTATCCATCGTTATTAATTCAGAATTGCATTGATAACACGCGTTTTCATTTTGTTTATCAATTTGAATAACATCAGGGGGGGGTTTTATAGACACTTCCTTTTCGTAAACACATTTCAGTTCATCATCTGGATTATCCATATCATAAATATCCCATACTTTTGCCTTTTCTTTGGATGATATAATTGATTTCTTTTTTTTTTTTGTTTTACCATTTGCACTAGGAGGTAATTTTATTGACATGTTTTTTATATATGTAATACTATTTTTATATGTATTCAATTTTATATATTAATATCTAAAGTTTTCTGTATATATTATAACTAATGCCGTGTAATCCAGAATTAACAGAAAGAGATAAAACTAGACTTACTGATGATATTAATGAAAAATTAGTAAAAACAATTTGTTCAAAGATTATGGATGAAAGCGCCGATGATGCACAGCTTATCTCTGGAGTTTTAAAACAAACTTTAGGGGATAGTATAAATAAGACTTTGACTAATCCATCGAACGAAGATCGAATATCGAGTACTATAACACAGGCAATAAATGCATCTTTAATAAAATGTATTGATGGTCCTTTATTGCTATATAGTATTTTAGATAATAAAGAATCTTATCAGGCTACAAAAGAGTTATTGAACAAAATATTCACAAATGTTTACAGCAAGATAACAGATAAATCTCTTGCTATATTTGTAAAAACTTTACTTAGAAAATTAAAAGATCCCCCCTATACTGTATGGTTTAAGCCGGTTGCGACGCTAGGTGGTAAAAAATCGAAAACAATGCGCAAACGTAAAATAAAAAACAAGCGTTCTAAGACCTATCGAAATAAATTGAGTAGAGGTGGAGTAGGACCCCCACCCGGACTATTAGCGGCAGTTTCATCCGCTTCCGAAAATATTGACCCAGAAACAATTGCAGATATATCGAAAAATGTGGGTGAAAATATTGACCCAGAAACAATTGCAGATATATCGAAAAATGTGGGTGAAAATATTTCACCAGATAAAATTGCAGAAATATCGAAAAAGGTGGATGCAGGTATTGAACAAACAGATGGAGAAGAAACAAAAGGAATGTTAGGTAGTATGAAAGATAAAATGAAAGGTATCTTAGGCTATGGTGACGAAAACCCTGAGGGTGATGATACTGGAACCGCACAAGGGACAGGTTCATCGGTTGACCTTTCCGATGAAAAAATAAGAGAACTTAATGAAGAATTAATTACTCGATTAACAAAACGTATAGATGAAACAGAAGATGAGCTATTAGAACGATTATTAAATGCTACTTATGAATATTGCACTAGTAATGGTAAGGTTATACTAGATAATATTAATACAGCCATTTATGATACTATTCGCATAAATAATATTTCTAAAAATACAACAGAGGTTATTATCGTTCAAGCCATGTATGCTTCTTCGATGGACGTTCAACAATGTATTGAAACAACTTATGAGGAATATAGAAAAACTGAAATTGCGAACGGTGTTAACGAAGCATCCATTAAATTTGTTCCTACAAGTCCTACTTTTATTAATAATTTTTTAAGGCACCTTAAAACTCGTCTAGGAAATCTTGTTAATTTATAGAAAATTTTGTATAAAAAATACTTTATACAAAATTCTTATCAATATTCATTATTTATGCTTCTTGTTCAAGAGGAACATCGTCGGCATCGTCAGCGCCATCAGCCTCTTGTGAAGGGGCGGAGCGAGTGTTTCTACGAGTTGTCTTCTTTTCGTCATCTTGGGCAACAGAAGCAATTCTACGTGTCTCGCATAGGATTGGTCCACTCATAACACCGGTGATATCCATTGCGTGGAATTCGTGCTTCTCATTCTCAGACTTTACCAAGTTAAAATCTACATACTCACCCTGAACAAGGTACTTATATTGAGAATTTGTTACACGGATTGATGAGTAATGGGCAAAAATATCCTTTCCACCAAAATCACCCTCTCCGCTCACAGTAATAAATCCAAAACCTGACTTATTATTAAACCATTTTACCATTCCGGTTAGACGTTGCATTTCATTTTCACTAGACATATCTTACTATTCAAGTATATACTATATTATGGTTTCTTTTTAAATGGTTTCGTATTTTAAATTATATAATGTTAATCTATACAATGTTTGCGCAACGAAAATTGATCTCAATGGGTTTTTTCCTCTTTATAATTTTAGTTTCACTAATGTTTAGTGGATTTTTTTCTAATCTTGTAGAAGGAATGGAAGGGGGCGATATGACAGATGAAGAAATGTACAAAACATTGGCGGGTTATACTGAAGATGATTTTAGAAAGCTTATAATTGAAAATCCTATGATAAAAGATACATTAAAAGAAAAATTATTAGCTAATTCCGATGAAACTACTGAAAAAACCGATGATGTAGATACAAATGGCGAAGATACTGGTGAAATGGAAGAGACTGGTAAAATGGAAGAGACTGGTAAAATGGAAGAGACTGGTAAAATGGAAGAGACTGGTAAAATGGAAGAGACAGATGCACCTGGACCAGAATCATTTGTAACAAGATTAACACCAAGTGATTTTACCCAAGCCTCGACTACCCTAACACCATTAAAGAAACAGTCTTTATCAACTAAACCTAGTAATAATGATGTTTTTACACGTGTATTTGAATTTTCAAATCCTCAACCGTTTCACTTGAAGGGTCCTTAATTTTTTTATTAAAATTTTTAACATCTTTTATAATTTCATCAGGATACTCCATTTCTTCTAAAATTTTTATAGCACCTTGGACTTTTGATATTCCCTTTTTCATTTTATATGTATAAACCAAACTGCTATCTTCTTTTTCGATAACATTCATTTTATAGTTCTGAATGTTTTCGTTTTTGTTTAATTTAACGCAAATCTTGTTGTAATGGGTTGTTAAAATGAAATCCACATTTTTATACTTGGACAGATATTTTAAAAATGCGTATCCGGATTTCGTTGCCTCATCAGGGTTCGTTCCAGAATATAATTCGTCAAAAATACCAAAGTGCCGGCTCATCTTGGACGAATTATGAATAATATCAAGAATATCCTTACATCTTCTCGATTCCGCCTGAAACAAACTATCACGCTGCGATGTATCTGGTATATTTAAATACGAATGGATATGTGTGTAAGGATTGATGTTTGATCCTTCACTAAAAAATCCTACACCAACTTGCTGTGCGCATATTATATTTATGGTGGTTGTCTTAAGCAGTGTAGTTTTCCCGGAAGCATTTGGTCCTGTTATTATTAATTTTTTGTTTAAATCACAATTATTTTTAACACATTTTGATTTTTCTATCTGTAATGGGTAATATTGTTCTTTAAAAATGCAACTGTTTCCGTTGTTTATTTGAACATTGTTTAATGTCTTCTTGGACAGGTGTAATTGTAATCCTTGAATATTATCTATAAATCCTTCGAAGCCGAATGAGTATCTTAAACTACACTCGAACCTTTTGTTGTTATGTAGCTCATAATAATTTTTCAGTAACAATCCTACCTTACCAATATCGAATAATGAAAAATCCGGGTCATTATGGTCTTGTAATAATAAAAGTATTTCTTGTAATATATGGGTATGCTGTTTAATATCTTCACAAAATACTTTATACGATGTCTTGTTACGGTGAAGTGATATAAAATACTCCATATTTTCTATAGAGTGTCCAAGATACAACTTATAAGTAATTAAATGGGTACTTAATCTCTGCACATTTCTATAAAAGCGTTTACACGAAATAATATTTTGATATATTTGATAAAAAAACATACCAGTTCCCATTACAATATAAATTAAGTTTGTAGGTGTCATATTGTGAATATTATTTAATGTTTTACCAATAAAATGATGCTTTGCTATATCTCCCAAGACGCTTATATATGTAGTCATTGAAATAGGTATTCCTCTTAGTTTTAGTATTAAAAACGGAAATATTAAAAAAATGAAAGGTAGCATTAGACTTATTACAGGCGACATCATATTAACGATAGAGAGTAGTTGTAAAAAAAGCGGTGACCGATTAAATGATTCCATCATGGACCATTCTATAAACCCATATTTTTCTAGAAAAACAGCATGATCTATTTTCAATTCATTCCAATTGTCCAAGAAATCCTTATCCGATACTTGTTGTTGTTTAAAGAAAGATGGTAAGGGTTCAGTTTCCTTTAATACATCTTGCGTATCTATTATGTACTGTTCATTTGAAGTAAAATTCTTTTTCCAATCATTAATTAGATTATGTCCAAGAATATGTGTAGGTTGAAATAATTTCTCATAAACAGATAAATCACCATCTTGTTTTACTAATTCTAAATCTTCGCTTACTACCTGAGACAATGGATGCAATTCATCTTTATCGACGTATTCTATGGGCAATTTAAACGATGAATGCAATTTACTATTATCAACTACAACATTCATATTATCTGTGGGGTCCACCCCTAATGTTTTTGATAATGTTATATTAATTTCACTTTCAGTTTTTTTTATAAAATCATTTACCCATGACTCCATTTAAAAAATAAACGGAAATTATAATAATAGTCTAAACGCAATATATAATAATCGCGTAATATTATATATTAAAATGTTAGTTGTTATCTATTCGTTAATCGCCGCTTTAATTACGGGATTTCATATATTTTCCTTGAAATATTTGGAAATTGTTAAAAAAGAATACTATTATCATTTTTTAATAGGGGTCATTGCTTTGGCCATTGTTTCTAGATATTCAATCTATCACGCAATGCTGTATACTACAAACCCTACAATTGTTCATTTATTTTTGAACTTTAGCACTTTTGTAACATTTATTCTTAGTCTATGGTTTCTAAATTTAAAAGACTTTAATATGAATTTTTTTCTATTAGGTTTATTGTTAATATCAATTGGTTTTTTTTTAATTCAATATTCATACAGTTTTACAGCTTAACGTAATGCAGTATCAAATTCATTATTAAGTTCTGTAATTGTTGATCCGTAATGTTTTTCAATTCGTTTCAGATTTCCAATATCATCTCGCGTCACTAAATTAATAGCAACACCTTTTCTCCCCCAACGACCACTACGTCCAATACGATGTAGATAATTATGCACACATTTGGGCAAATCAAAATTAATAACAATACTTACCTGTTGAACATCAATTCCTCTAGCCGTCACGTTTGATGAGATTAATACGCGATGAGCCCCCTTTCTGAATTCAGATAACGTAGCGTCTCTTTCGGCAGAAGTCATTGAACTATGAATACAACAACAAGCACAATTATCCTTCAACATTGCCTGATGCAAATCTACTACACGGTTTACACTGTTCACATATATAATTGTCTGATTTAATGATAATTTTCCAAACAAATCACGGACTGTTTCATATTTTTGTTGATCATTCTCTAAAGCAATGTACGACTGTTGAATTCCTTCGAGATTTAATTTTTCAGCCTCAATTGTAAGATTTATAGGATTTCTCATAAATTTATTTGTTAACTCAACTATTTCAGGAGGCAATGTAGCACTAAAAATGGCTACCTGAATATCTTTGTTAAAAGATAAAAACATTTGATGTATATTATCTAAAAATCCTCCCGACAGCATCTCATCTGCTTCGTCTAATACAAATAATTTTATATCAAATGTTTTAATATTTCTTCTACGTATCATATCACCTACACGCCCAACTGAACCGATTATAATATGCGGGATATTTGTTCTCAGATCGTGTGAATCTTCGGTTACAGACGTTCCACCAACAAGCGTTTTTATTCTTAATCCATCCATATGATCTCCTATAGAAGTGATAACACTCGTTATTTGTTTTACCAATTCGTGTGTTGGTGCTAAAATTAAAACCTGTGTTTTATTCTCAGTTACATCAACCCTCTCTAATGAAGCAATCGAAAATGTACCGGTCTTTCCTGTTCCCGAAGGTGCCTGCGCGATCACATCACGTTTTTCAATTATAGGCAATATACCCGTTTTTTGTATCTGACTTGGCGTTTCAAAACCAATTGAATAAATGCCTCGCAATAGTTCATCCTTAAGATTATACCCATCCCACGTATTAATTACTTTTATCTCCTCTTTGTTTTCAATAGAATTATTGTCTTCCATTATTTACTGTGTACTCACAGATAGTATTTAAATTACTTTAATAATAAATAATATAAATAGATAAAACTAATATATATTACCTAATACAAGATAAAATAATGCTATACACATATGAAACAATCAATAATATTAAAAATAATAACACATTTCTATTACAAGACGACATAAGCGATATTTTAATAGAGTTAGAAAAACTACTTGGTATCGAAAATATTATCGAAAATATTCCATTAAAACGATCTGATCGTAGTTTTGATAAAAAAAATAAGCACAAACGCGGATATAAAATGAACCGCGGAAATTCAATGAATGATATGAATATTGAAGACTGGGAAGCAATCCGGAATTTTAAACCAACCGAAAAGGCCGAACTATCTGATTATGATAAACAATTTAATCAGGTTCGTTCAGATTTAAATAAAATTTCAAAAGCGAAATTTAATGATATAAAGGATGCAATTGTAGAGAAAATTGTTACTATTATAAACGAAAATGATAATAATGAAGAAAACAAGACAAAAATTGGCGAAATGATCTTTACAATCTCTAGTAGTAACCGGTTTTTATCAGAAGTATATTCTGAATTATATGTAGAACTAGTTGGACAATTTGATATGTTTGGTGATTTGTTAGATAACTGTATTGAACGATTTAAAAAATCACTTGATAATATCAAATATATTGATCCAGATGACGATTATGATGGATTTTGTGAATATAATCGTATTAATGAGGAAAGGAAATCTCATTCCACTTTTTTCATTAATTTAATGAAACTTGATATGATATCAAAACAATCGATTTTGGAACTAATCATTAATTTACAAAATATTTCGCTTAAATTTATTGATGAAGAAAATAAAATACACGAAGTTGAAGAAATAACCGAAAACATTTTCTTATTGGTAACAAATTCGAAAGAAGTTCTACAAGATGCCCCTGAATGGGAAACTATACAAAACAATATTCATTCTTTTGCATCATTAAAAGCAAAAGAACACATTAGTTTATCAAGTAGATGTGTATTTAAATACATGGATTTCAAATAATTAATCACCGATATTTTGTTATATCATAACGATTACTTGTTAATATAAGTAATAGTCAGTCATTCCACAAAATTATGATTAATTTAACACTTATTTCATTGATTTACCCCCAGATGAAGATACATTTTGAGGGGGTTCAATGGTTGCGCCTCATCCACCTTTCATCATCTTTTTAACATATTTTTTTGTATTAGAATAACAACAATATATTACAAATAGTAAAATAGCTAAAATATGTAACCAATACGATTTAATTTGTTCAAGTATCGTGAAACTTGAATGAGAAGAGTACATAGTATTCATTATATATAGTATTGAGAAAAAATGCGTATGTTTTAAAATGAAATATCATAATAGAATATATATAGATGGTATACTCGAACATTAATAATACAGTATTTTATAAGGAAGACAAGTCTATTGATCCCGAGGACATAGGGCATGCAAGTACATTGCTTGAAATGGATATATACCATAAGAAAATATTAGTCGTCTTTGGAAAAATAAAATATACATTTATCCAACGTAATATTGTATATGCGCCGATTTATTTAGTCGTTTATAATAAAGTAAAAACACAAATAGGTGTTGTAGAATTTACAAAAAACGAATTAATTGATATTTTAGATGATGAACAAGATATTATTGTAGATAAGATTAATGCCCCTATTACCTTTGGATTTTTTGATGAAACATTTGTAGATAGCTTTGGGTCACTGTCTAAATCTCTTTACGATAAAGATACGGTGGAAACAGAAAGTGACGACGAACCTATTGAGGAAAAGGACGATGATGATGATGATGACGACGATGATGCATTTTTAGTGAAAGCAAAGCCATCTGAAAGATCCCAAGAAGTGAAAACTGCAGAAAAGAAAATAGAAAAAGGGATATTTACTATAGATAAATCTATAAAATTACTTCCAGATTTACGTGAAGAAACGTCTGAAATCGCTAAAGATAACAGAAGTAAATTTGAAGGTTCGCCTACTGATAATTGGTTATGTACCTATTTTAAAAGTTCATTATATGGTATTCACGACGTTGAAAGAAATGGGGATTGTTTTTTTGGTGTAATTAGAGATGCCTTTCAACAAATTGGACATATTACTACCGTTTCAAAATTACGAGCTATATTAGCAAAAGAACTCACAGAAAATGTATTTAATCAACATAGAGAATTGTATATTGATTTAGCTGGGACAATAAATGAATACAATCGAGAACTAACTAAAATTAAAGAAATATTGGAAAAAGATTTGAATATACGTGCTAAAAAAGCAAAAAATAATAAATTTGAACTACGTTCTATATTAAATGAGATATCGGAACAAAAAGCAAAACATAAAGCAATATTACAAAATAAACAGTCTGCACAAGGAATGATTGATGAAGATGTTGGTGAATTTAAACTTGTTGATACTATTGATAAATTTCGCGAATTTATCCAAACAAGTGGATTTTGGGCAAACAGTTGGGCAATTAGTACACTTGAAAATGTTTTAAATGTGAAATTTATAATTCTATCCGAGAGGGCATATATTGAAAACGATTTACATAATGTACTGGTATGTGGCGAATCTCATCCATCGCACATAGAAAAAAAACAATTTAAACCGGATCATTATATTATGACTATGTTTAGCGGCAATCATTATCAGTTAATAGAATTTAACAAAAAACGTATATTTAAATTCTTTGAATTATCTTATTATGTAAAAACACTCATATTAAATAAATGTTTGGAGAAAAATTCTGGATCATTTTATTTAATCGACGATTTCAAAAATTTAAAGACACAAATTGGTATAGATGATGATGAATATGATCCGGATGATGGCGATGAACTGCATAATAGTGACTTGTATAATAATGGTATTGTCTTTTCCTTTTATAGAAATTCAAATAATACATCAAAACCAGGAAAGGGAACAAATGAGAAAATTCCAAATGATAAACGATCCCAATTTATAGAACTTTCGAAAATACCAAATTGGAGACGCAAATTAGATGATACATCTATGGATGCTCCATTTACAGTTGATAATAAAAAATGGTTATCAGTTGAACATTATTATCAAGCATCAAAGTTTAAAAAACATCATCCTGAATTTTATTCATTGTTCTCTATAGACAATGCTAGTAGTGAAATTGCGAAGGATATAGATTTAGCATTATCAGCAGGCAGTAAAAATGGGCGCGCTAATTCAAAGGCAAAAGGAAAATTAAAAGATAAGGATACACTATTACGCCCAAAGAATATTGATATTGACCCAGACTTCTACGGCGAAAGAAGTGAAATTGAAAGAGCAACTGCACTCACATCGAAATTTGAACAAAATGAAGATTTAAAAGGATTAATATTAAATACCAAGAATGCTAAATTAGTTCATTATATTCATGGTTCTCCTGGTGAAAAAGATATAGAATTGATGAAAATTAGACATAAATTATCTACAATAGACGTTTATGTCTCACGTTAATTCTATTTATAATATATAAATCAATATATTATGAATAAATTGGTAGATAAATTTCCTGATATAAACCGCAATATATCGTTATTTAAAAGAACACTGTCCTCATTCTACACGGATTTAAAAATAGCTCATACTGCTTGGGACACTCGGGATTTTTTAATGCATTCTACGGAATTATCTTATTCGTTGGATAATATATTATTAAATTTTCAAGATACTTCACATATACCTAGTGAAATCGCTACTTTATTAACAGAACAAGGGGTATATCATAAAAAATACAACATGGTTATTAACAATAATAAATATGAAATACAACTTTATTATCCTTGTGTCCAAGAAGACAAATCAATAAGAGAAATAAACACTTTTTTTACGAAATGTGTTAAAAAAATATTTATATGGCTACATTTTGTTCAACCTCATATTAAATCGAACTGTAGTAATACTTTAGATATAACCATTTTCTTTAGTAATCATAAAAAAATGCTTGGACAATCCTCTGAATTACTATCCCCCTTACACGTTAATAGTGCTTTTACTACATCGTGTAAATTAAACACTCGTATTTGCATATACCGCATGGAAGAATGGTTTAAAGTATTTATACATGAAACATTTCATTGTCTTGGTCTGGACTTTTCGAGTGTAGATAATAGTGAAGTAGAACATATGATCACAAAATATTTTAAAGTCAATAATGAAGACGGAATACGCGTTTATGAAACATATTGCGAGATATGGGCCGAAATATTGCATAATATTATTGTATCCTTTTTGAAAACTACTACAAAGGATAAATATATTGTACAATTTTCAAAACAAATAAATGATGAACTTTCTTTCTCTTTGTTTCAGACTGCTAAAATATTAGATTATAATAATATTCATTATAAGGATCTAATAGATATAAATTGTAAAACAATATTGTTTCGAGAAAAAACACACGTATTATCATATTATATTTTAAAGACAATATTATTGTATAATTTATCGGATTTTGAAAAATGGTGTAATACAAATAATCATACTCTATTCAGATTTAATACCACAAAAAAAAATTTGAAAGACTTTGTAGCATTAATTGTTAAATTGTCCACAAGTAAATCATTCATCGAAACTATAAATCGTTTCGAAATTTTTTTTTCAAAATCTAAATTAACCGATAGCGTTCGTAAAACGATGCGTATGACCATTAGCGATAATTGATTGTATAAAATTGATTAACGGTATTCTATTGTTGTTCAACGGAAAAAAATAATATTACATGGGAATTCGATGTTTAAACCGACATTTCACACAAAATTGTAAAAAAACGTCAATCGAAAAAAAACCATTGTCGTTTTTAAAAGGAAAATGTATTGTAATCGATATCAGTATTTATTTATATAAATACATCTCTCAAAATGCATTGCACGAAAATATATACCAAATGATTTTATTATTTTATAAATATAATATTACGCCATTATTTGTGTTTGACGGTAAACCACCCCCTGAGAAAATGGACCTGTTACGAAAACGACGTTTATTAAAAGCGGAAGCAGAAGAAAAATATTATAATCTTGATGATAAACTTAACAATACTGTAGATAATGCATTGCGTGAAACTATATTACACGATATGGAGCAACTTAAACGCCAATTTGTTCGCGTTAAAGAAAAGGATATTAATTCGGTTAAAGAAATAATGGATGCATTTGGAGTAAAATATATAAACGCTGAAGGAGAAGCAGATAAAACGTGTGCCGCTATACAATTAAATAGTAACAATGATTGCTATGGTTGTCTAAGTGACGATATGGATATGTTTGTATATGGATGTTCTCGTATTATTCGTCATTTTAGCTTAATTAACGAAACTGTACTGATTTATCATAGAGATGATATTATGAATGATCTACAAATTCCATTTTCGTTATTTAAACAAGTAGCTATTCTTTCGGGAACGGATTATAATATTAAAGATAATGATGGTACATTATTTGAGACACTGAAATGGTTTAAAGAATTTGAAAAGGATGTTACCAAGGATACGGATGGGTTATGTGATTATGTATTTTATAAATGGTTACAACAAAATACAAAGTATATTAAAAACTATGAAGTATTGATTGAAATTCATAAATTATTTGATATCGATATTAATATTAATATTGGTAATGTTACGATTGACCCAAACTATAATAAAATTAAATTACAGAATATTATGTCTAAATATGGATTTATATTTGTTTGATTATAACATTCGTAAAATGTTATAAACATTATATTATTCCTTTTTTATAAAATATGCGGGTTATTTTGAATACGATTTGTTTATGCGGTTGCGGCAGCCGCGACAACCTCAGCCTTGATGAAGTGAGGCTTCATATAACGCTGAAGATTGAAGTAACTGAGCTCATCGTCGGCACTAAGCTTGAGAAGAGTAGTAAGCTTGGCGTCAGGAACAATGAAACGGCCATTATCGGGGCGCTGAAGATTGTTAGCACGAATATAAGCGTTAATCTCCTTGCTTACTTCAGTACGAGCCATCTCGGTTCCAATGGTCTTGCCTAGAAACTGAGCAAGCTCGTCACTGATACGAGTAGGCTTGACGAAACCGGAAGGAGCACGATCACCCTTGCGCTTGGCTCTCTTGGAAGAGGCCTTCTGGGCAGCCTTCATCTCGCGGGAAACACACTTCTCAAGGGTCTTGAAATCACCCTTCATAGAAGAGAAAATGCTGGTGATTTGCTGAAGCTTAGCACTGAACTCATTCATCTTTTGCTGGATAGCATTGGTGTCCTCGACAACCTCGTTAACAACGGGGGCGGCAACAACAGCAGCAGGTGCAGCAACCTCGGCGGCGGCGGCAGCAGGTGCGGCAGAAGCCTTGGCGACAGCGGCCTTCTTAACAGGGGCAGCCTTCTTGGCGGGAGCGGGAGTGTTCACAGTAGTAGTCTTAGTCGCAGTTCTTACCATTCTAAGTATACACTGTATATAGGTCTTTTTCTAAGTACTTTAACGCACTAAAGTAGTTTTCCTAAAATATTCCTTTCGGTAACCGTATGCAACTCGTTTAAAAAGATATATTTAGTGAAGGAAACGTAATTATTTATGTTATATCACTATATTTAAATGAAAAGTAGCAAAAATACTAAAAAATACTAAAAATACTAAAGGTAAGAGGAAAACATTTAGAAAAAATTTAGGAAAAAATAAAAAAAGCAGCAGGAAGTTAAGAAACAAAAATAATAGTCGAAAATATAAAAAAAGTAGTATGTTTAGTCGAATGGGTTTTATTTTGCCTATGTATAAGATTAATTAATAAAAAATAAGACATTTATTAATTAAATTAATGATTCATATAACCATGGTAACGCATGTCTTGCGTCACGGTTAACAATCGTGAGTACAGATAAAATGTGTATAGAACCTAACGTTTTAAACTCATTCGATATTCCCGTGTATACCATATCCTCCATCACGGATAAACAAATTCCCTGTAATTGTTCTATTGTTAATTCATTTAGACTATGAACATCTGTTAAAATTAAAAAGGGGTCCCATAATGGACATATTTTAAATTTAATTATCGTGGGCATTTGGGAACGATAAACCCATATATCCCGAAGTATTCTGAAATACCGTATGAAACTACGTCTGTCTAAACTTGAAAACCATTCATAATTTGAATAATTACCAAGTTGATCAATCTCAACAAACAATAATCGTATTCTTTCTTGAATTGTTTTTCCGCGAGTATTTCTTATAAATTGTAACATTAATTCACAATCATAATTATGTTCGGATAATAACACGTCCTGCATACGACTTGAGTACTGTAATCCATCTATATTCGATTGTCGTGTATTCGCTGGTTTTACCCGCTGATTAATTAATTCTCTTTTTTTCGGAATAAATTTAGTTTGAACTATATTATTTATCCGCGTTAATGTATTGATTGTATCAATATATTTATTCATATTTTCCCTGTTAAATGGATTTTCAATCGACTTATGTCTTCGCTTTTTAATTAACATTTGTATTGATCCTAATTGAAACCCATATATTTTATCGTTACTGTCTTTATAACTAAAAAAATCATATATAGGTAATTCACTCAAAGGGTCTAATGTACTAAAGTCTGATTGATTTATACATTCCTTTATATTTTTAAAACCGGGTCCTACCAATGATATTAGTTTTTTTACAAAAAAACATCGAATGGTTTTTTGTATTGTTACAGCTAAACGTTCTTGCTCAAAATATTCAATTAGTCTCTCCTGGATTATTTTTTTATTTCCTACTAACGTAAAATCATGAATTTTTCTTATCGCAGTTTTTGCTTGCCTTATTCCTTGATAAGTAGTGCTTGGTATAATCATAGAATTTTTATAAAATTTCAAGGTTTTTCTCAATTCAGGTAATTTTAATTTTTTTACTAGACTTTTGTCTTGAAAATATTGGTGCGGACTAATATATTCTTCCTTTTCTACCTTATTTTCTACATTATTTTCAATCTTATTTTCGATTATTTCAATTTGTCCAGTTTCATTATTAGCAATAATATTTACATCAACCACTTCATTTGTTAACATTATAGTATTATAGTATTATAGTATTATTGTATAGTCTATTTATATATATTTATTATTAATTATCTTGAAGTATGAATAAACCCCCATATTTGTAGTGTTTTTCGCTGCATTATGGAATTAAAAATATTAGCATAAAATTGATTTAGAGACAGCACTTTATAGTATAGCATATTAGTTAAAATCCTAGTAAAATGTCTAAGCCAATTGTTATTTCAACCTCCGAATGGGACCCCGAGTCTATCAAGTTTATGCCCCCTAAGCTCAATGCTTCCGGTGTTATGAAGAATGTGAATGTTATCAGCACTCAGACAAATCGTTCATTGCATATTTCAACCCCTATGATGATGACCTGGGGTATTTCCGATTATGACGATGGTAGTGGTGGCGATGGCCGCTTCAATATGACCCTGAATTTTCCTACTGAAGATTATCGCAAGCCAAGCACGGATATTTTCCTAGAGAAGGTTATTAATTTTGAAAATCAGATTATTGATCAGGCTGTTAAGAATTCCGAATTGTGGTTTGGTGAAGAGATGAGCCGTGAAGTATGTAAGCATTCATTCTATCCTTTTGTTAAGTTTCCTATGATCAAGGGGACCAAGAAGGTTGATGCTACTAAGTCTCCTAGCATTCGCGGTAAGGTCCCTTGCTATGATGGTAAGTGGGCGATTGAATTGTATGATACAAAGGATAATATGATTTATCCTTGTGATAACGAGCGCGTAACCCCCCCGGATTTTGTCCCAAAGCTTAGTCAAGTAGCTTGTGTTCTTCAATGTGGCGGCATTTGGCTGGGTCAAAAGGGATGGGGTGTAACATGGAAGCTTATTCAATGTGTTGTTAAGCCCCGCGAGGTAGTTAGTGTCTATGGACAGTGTCGTGTGATGCTAACTGACGATGAACGTGGTGCTATTGAAACTCAGAAGATTAATCAGGATGATGATCCAGTAGATGATAGTGTATTTACAGCAACTGAAACTGCAACTGCTACACATAGCGTCGAAGCAGAGGATAGTGATGAAGATGCTGAGGAAATGCCCGAGATTGTAGCCGCACCCACAGATGTTGTTGAAGATGAACCTGCACCTGTTCTTAAGAAGAAGCTTGTTAAGAAGAAGGCAGCACCTGTTGAGGAAGAACCTGCTCCAGTAATGAAGAAGAAGGTTGTTAAGAAGAAGAAGGTTGTTGAAGCTGAAGCTGAAGCATAAACATATAAAAACATATAAAAAATAGAATATTGTATAAAAAACACGTGTTTTTTATTTCACTTATGATTGTGAAATAAAAAATGATTAAAGTAAACTTTTCAAGTGTTTGGGTGATTTTTTTGTATTTCTTAAATAATTGTAACATATATCATACAAATCCATCGGGACATTTACATACCAAATATGCTAATTATATATTACACGAATAATTGTATAAACAATATAAATATATAATGGTGCATTAACGTATGTCTATTAATGAAGTGAGTTTATTAGAATTGATAGAATTCATACCAATGAACGATAATGAAACTATTATAATGAATAATGTAGATTGGAGTATATTAAATATCATATTTGATAAAACAAAGACTAGTTGGGCCAATGGAAGTTATTGGTTAGGAGGGCAAATACAAATGAACCCTAGTGAATTAATATCATTAGAAAAAATATTGGAAGCAAGAGAGATAGGAGTGAAACGATTTAACGAAATGGGAGGACCTGCGAACTGGGCTGAAATGAATTCGATTAATACATCCCGACATGAATTAAACTTATTGGAAAAGGTTGTTGAAAATTATATAAACATAATGAAGGATAGAATAAAAAATGACTTGTTAAATATCACGTGTAATGATACATCTAATGTTATTATAAACTTTTTGTAATAATTTAAAATTGACTACGTTGCTTTACTTGTAGAACATAACTCATGTACGCATTTAATTTATAATATTATTAGATTATAAATTAACTCTATTTTTTTAAATTATTGTAAATATCATTGTGTTTTATTTTTTCATCAGTAACTTTCAACAATTGTTTACTTAAAAGTCGGTTTTCTAAATCGTGCTGTCGCTGTATACGTTCAATCGTATTTTCATAACGTAAATACGAAGGTCTATTTTGTTGTTCTATTTTATATTCGTCGATTTCCTTATAATGCTGTTTAACCGCATCTGCTTTATATTCTTCTGAAATGCTTGATAAATCTAGATCCATTATACCTTTGTATCCCGGTATTATTTCACGTTTACTCATACTATCTCTACATTTATACATATATTTCCTTTTTTTGTAATATCATATATAGATTTACTGTTAATATGTGGAATTCCTATAGTGGGTATGGTAATTGTCTGTTTTTCAATCAATTTTAAACTTTCTCGCTGTATTTTTAATGTTCTTTTACCTATTTCTATCTCAATTTGATTTAAACCCCATATTTCAGATAAACTATACGTTTTGTATATATGTATGTCGTTATTCTCATCAATTTCTATATGTTTTTCAAGCTTCGGACAACATAATACTGTGAGTTCACCATTTTCATCATCATCATATATTAACTCATGATGCCACAATGGTATCAAATATTCTTTATCGTTTTCTATCAATTTATATACACTCTCATCTAGTAAATCTGTAATACTTGGGAAAATTCGAACAATTTTGTCTCTTGACTTTTTTTCCTTGTATGTTTCGACCATTTTTTCAAAAAACGTATCAGGAATATGTAATGTATCCTTTTGTGCATATAAAATCGTATATATAGTTTTATACGTATCATTGTTTAAATTTTTTAGCATATCAATCGCCTTATCTTCACATTTTTCACTTATTTTTTCAATAATTGATAATATAATGTTTGTTTGGAAATCTTTCATAGCATCTATTTCAAAAAATGGCTTTAAAAATGAATATAGTGTACTGTTAAAACTACTCTCATTCGCACTATCTGCGTCAAAATCCGCGTTTTTACTGAATTTATGATGCATTAATTTCTCATATGCTAGATTTATTTCTTGAAATTGTTCTGTAGTATCGTTGTCCGGATTTTTGTCTGGATGATATTTTAGTGCCTCTTTATAATATGCGTTTCTTAATTCTTTTTTTGAAATATTTTTATCTTTTATATTGAGTAGTTTGTAATATTTTTCAATATTCATTCTTCTGAAAAATTATCTAATATATTAAGTAGGATATTCTCTAAATGGTAAATGGGGCGATAATTATTATTATATTGTTTTAATTGTGTGTACGCTAATTTTAGAATTTTCTCTAATTTTTTTCCTTTTAATTTACCTTCTTGGACATAATGGGATATTATACTCCATAATACTTCTATAAAATCTAAGTTGTATACTAGTATATCGTATAACATCTCTCGGAATTCAGATAGATTTATTTGTTTTGGCTTATCCATTTTTTTTATGATTAAGTTTGTTATGATATCAAATGTGTCCTCGGGTATTTGATCTATATTATCTATTTTTTCCAATAGCTTGGTTTCTTTTAAATTTAATATACAATTATTATTAACTTCATCGGATAACTTTAAATAATCATAATATATATCCTTTGAAGGATG